GATTTTGCTCCCTTTCTTAATTTAGATTTACTGTTAGTAAAAACAAATCTTATATCTAATTTAGGATGCTGTTTCTTTATACAAAGATGTTTACGTCTATCTAAAGCTGTAAAAAAACCTTTTGTTTCTATTATTATACCATTATCTAACACAAAATCAGGGGTATAGGTGCGATATGCTAAGTCTTCCCACTCTATTTTTATCTTTTCATAAAGAAACTTTATGTTGTTTACTTTTAAGAAAGTGGCAACTTTATCTTCTAAACCACTCCTATACCCATTTCTACGTGCTACTTGGGTTGCACTAAAAGCTGCCATCTACTTCTCATTTAATTCTACGTATGATACCATCTTAGGAAATTGTGCTTTAGATTTAACAGCAGGGAGTTCTACTAAGTCTTCCCAACAAGCCTTTCTAAAATCACAAAAAGTGCAATTCTTACTAAGAACTTTATTGCCTGTAGGCTTTCCTCTAAAAAACTCTTCCACAGGCTCAAAGCATCTTTTAAACTTATTTTTGTTGACAGTTTCAATAGTTTTGTCAATCTTAGACAATTCTTTTTTCATATCTAAGTTTTCAGCAGATACATATTTAAATTTACCATTGGTTTTATTTACTGCCCACCAACCACCTGCTTTGGTATTTGTTGCTTTAGCATAACCAGCTAATTGTGCTACGTACCCAAAAGCATCACCACTACTTAATGTCTCAAATGATTCAAACTTATTTCGGTAAGACCAATCTGAAGCTGATTTAACATCATCAACTGCACCATTTATAATAAGATCATAGCTACCATTTATGTCCTGTTCCTTAGTTTTAAGTGTAACCTTTTCAGAATCTTTATATTGAACTTCTGCAGCTTTTAGTAAACCTTTAAATACAGCTTCAACAATATCACCTAGCATCATGTTCATTAAAAAATTGGAAGGCTTAGGTTCAGCTAACTCAGGTTTATTTTTTTCAAACCACAACTGACACGTTGGCTTACCAATATTAGACATACGTAAAGTAAAGTCTCCTCTACTCTTACCACTATTAAACTGACGTTTAAGAGCATCCATAACATCTTTGCCTACTTGTTCTATAACTTCTTCAGACATAGTTGACTTACCCTTTACAGCATCATTCATGTACTGATGTAACGACAGTTCAGCTAGATGAGTCATTACTTAACTCCATCATCTAAGTCTACATCTATAAATTGATCGACAGTATCTGTATCTTCATCAGACATACTGCTCTGTCTTGCATGAGATTTCTCTTCCCACTCTTTATAGATGTAATCATTATAGTTTTTAACCCAATCAACAAAATCACCAAATGTCTTGTGGTCTTTAGGGTTTATGTCAAGTATCTTAGATAAATTAACTTGTGCTATAGGTGTATAAAAACTAGACCCATTAGGTAGTGGATTCTCTTTAGTTTCTTTCAATAACATATTATGCTCTAGAGGTAGTCGTTCTTTCTTTAAGAAAATATTAAACTGATCCCCAATAGTCTTATAAGCATCTTTATTATCTATTTCCCAGATGAAAGGAACTTCTTCTACAGTTACTTCTTTACCTTTTTCATCCACAGGTTTATCTAATTTAATTGTTCCAAATACGACACGTACTCTTTTTATCTGTCTAATTAAATCCTGCATGTCAGTAGGTAAGGCTTTGAAATCTTCAATAAAACCTGTTGGTTTACCACAGTTAAATCTACCTGTATTATCCTTTAAGTCAATATTAAGATTATCAGACATAATAGTTCTATGAAAACTACCCTTAGGTTCTCCTGCTTTGGCATTAGGATTAGCTAAATATCTTCTGTACATATACCTCTGCATAAAAGGTCTTATAACAGCCGTTTTAGCATAGTAATATGTTGAAGTGCCCTCATCTAAAACTTCTAGTCTGTATGAACCACCTTCAACAACCTCGACATTTTTAGTCTTACCATTTACTTCAGCTTGACCCATGACCGGGGAATGCCATATTCTTAATCTATTAAGATTATTAGATTTTTTTATGGTGCTGGTATTTGCACCTGCTATGCCCATAGCCTTTGCCATCTGAGCATAATTGTCTGTACTTATTGTTATTAACTCTGTCATATTATTTTCTCCTTCTTTCTGTTGAATTTAAAGTTATATCACACTATATCTTTCATGTCAAGCCAATTATTACCTATTTTTGCTTCTAGTAATAAAGGTACATTTAAGTCTATCTTGAAGTGCTTATTTATAGTCTCTGTCATATCAGCATTAGTATCTTTTATAATCTTCATAACAGAGTCTATTTCATCAGGGTGTACATCAATTACAATAGAATCATGTACTGTATTAACAACACAAGACTCTAGCTTATCGAGCCTTCTATCTATATCCATAAGTATTAAAGGTACTATATCGGCTGTAGCAAATGATTGTACTGGATAATTTTTAATCTGTGTAAAATATGTCACACCACCATTCATTCTTCTAGTTACCTCAGGAAAAGAAAACTCCCTTCCTGAAGGTGTCTTTATTTTAAAAGTGCTTAGAGCTTCTTTAGCCAATCGGGAATGCCAAAGTGCGATCCCTTTGTACTTTTTTGTGAACTGTTCATAATACGCTGCTTCAGCAGTTGTCCTCCCAAATCCTGTTGCCCCAAAGAGGGGTGCGAAGGTATGCCCTTTCGCCACCTGCCTAGTAATCTTTTGACCATTCTCCGATATAACTTTTGCAGTATAGCTATGTACGTCAAAACCATTTTTAATTTCCTCCATTGCTGTTTTATCCTGTGCAAGATAAGCTGCCGTTCTAAACTCTAGTTGTGCGAAATCGGCTTCTAATATCTTACCTCTATTCCACCTAGACACAAATACTCTTTTTACAGGAAAAGTACCACCTCTAGGCATGTTCTGCATATTAGGATCAGCACCACTAAATCTACCTGTCGATGTTCTATGCTGTAATAATCTTACGTGTAGCTTACCATCTGGTTTTATAAAAGAGTTTATACCTTCTACAAAAGATGAAAGATATGTATCTAATGCTGACAATCTTTGTAGGTCAGTTAAAAACTGATATGCAGTAACTGAATCATTCCTCTTAGCTATATGCTGTAGAACACTTAACATGTTTTTATTAACACTAAAACCATTAGCACTAACCCATTTAGCTGTAGGAATATTAAATTTAAGACCTGCTAACATCTTTGTGGGTCTAAACACAAACCCTGAACCTACACAGTCATGGCATTTTGGGTGGTTTTTATAAGGCTTTCCATCCTTTTTAACTTTTCTTATTACTCCAGAGCCATAACATATATTACATCTAACTGCTATTGTCTTGTAAACAATGTCACTATTTTCTCTTATACCTTCAAATAAATCTTTCTTATTCATATAAGGTGTGAAGTTATTCAACCACGTTGTCTTATCTTTAGGTCTTCTACTATAAATAACCCAAGACATCTGTTCAGGACTGTTTAAATTTATAGGTGTGTCTCCCATAAGTTCTTTGACTTGAACAGAAAGTCTCTTCTCGATAGCAGTCTTTTCTTGTTCAAACTCTTTTTTAACTTTATCAAGCGATACTTGATCAACATTAAACCCACGACTATAAACGTGAGCAAGAGTAAGGGAAACACGATTGGTATGCTCAATAGTACTAAGCAAACCACTATGCTCTTCCATAGAAAGTTTTCTGTATAATTCATCTGCTAACTCCTTTGTTGCATTGATATCTGCTGATAGATATTCAGATAGCTCTTCTTTTGGAACATCATCAACACCTAAACCTTTCTTAAAGTATTCTTTTAATGTATCTTTTTTCTGCGTGTTAAGATTATATCTTTCAGCACAGGCTTCAAGAGATAGAGGTTTCTTCTGACCACGTTGCATTATATATTCTACTAACATAGTATCAAAGACATCACCATCATACTTAAAACCACATTCCCAAAGCCACATCAAATCATAAGATATGTTATGACCAATTAGAACAGTAGTGCTGTCAAGTATTTCTTGCACACCTTCAAAGCCTGTTTCGTGATGAAACAAATGTTCTTTACCATCTTCTGTAATACAACCAATCATAATAAGTTGATTGTCTTTTTCAAAAGGGTCAAGATGCATCTTGCCATTACGTTTAGTAACAGTATTTTCTACATCAAGTACTAGTTTCATTTAACTTCTCCTTATGCTTTTTTAAATATATAATGGCTTTTTTTAAAATGTCAATGCTATCAGCAAATCCACCTAAGGACCTGTTGCAACTATGACACAACCAACCTCTAAATGTTTCTGTATCATGGCAATGGTCTATAACCCATGCACCATTTCTTAATCCACCTTTACCTGCTACTTCACTTTCACCCTTATTACATATAGGACATATGTATGTATTATCAGGCATACCATGTACTTTTCTTAATTCGTTTCGTATTTTAGTCATATCATTATTACAACTTCTACACTCAGGTCTAAGAAAGTTTGCACCTGAAGATTTGGAAAACTTATCTAAAGGTAACTTAATATTGCACTTACTACAAGTTTTAGTTTCACCATCTAGATTTATTAATTCAATTTCAGGTTCAAAAAGTTCTTGTTGGCTCATGCTTCATACCTACCTATTTGATAATTTAACTGACAATGTACTAATCCATGCCAACCTGTCAATTTATTCTTGACTACATTTAAATGTCTTTGGATATCTTCACCTTCATCGTCATCTTGTTTAGGTGGATTCTTAGCTATTAATATCATTAAGTCAGCTTCAGCAGCCTTACCTGTACGACTACCTTCCATCATACTTTGATTAAGCAATACTTTACCTTCTGCATCAGCCGATAACTGTGACATATAAAACATAGCACACTTATGTTGCTTTGCTATCTGTCTAGCATATATAGCATTAGCTTTTAGTGCTTCATCAGGTCTAGCAAAACCACCTGTACGTGCGAACTTATCGCCCATGTCTAACAAAACTACATCAGGCTTGTATGATTTACAAACAGACTCTACCCAAGACATATCTCTACCTGTAGCATCTTTAATTTTTATTCTTTCTTTTACAGGTTGATATAAGTCACGAGCCTTAGAGGGATTATCTTTTATCTCACGCATTGTCATTCCTGTTGCGGCAGTTAAGTATCTAGCTCCTACTCTATGACTACCCTCTTCATTACATAAGATAATACAATCAGCACCTTGATGTGCTAATCCATCAGGAGCAGCAATCATACTAGCATGAAAAGATGTCTTACCTGTATTAGGTCTAGCACCTATCTCAATAAGATGTCCTTCATTAACTCCACTAATCTGACGAGTTAGTGCAGGGATATTAAAATGCCACCTAGCTTCTAGTGCATTCTTAGCAAGTAATGTTTCTATATCCATATCATCCCACTCTACATTTAAATCAGGTGTAAAATCATCATTGTGTTGTTCTAACAGTAACCTTAAAGGTTCAAGGCTTGTCTGTGTACCATTTACAAAATCAAACCCTATATTAGCTACATCTTCTCCAACTACTTGTTGGAATAATTTAGATAACACCTCTTGTGCTATGTCACTACCTAAAGGTGCTTCATTCTTTATCTGCTTAAACAAATGTGAATAGGCTTGTTTCTGTGCTGTTGTTAAAGATGGATTGTCAGACATAAACAATGCTTCTATCTCATCAGGTGTAACAGTACGTTCATACCTATCCATAGCCTTATCTATGGCTTGTTTTACTTTTCTAGTGTCTTTACTAAATAGTTTGTCAGGGCATTTAGCTCCACGATGGTCTTCGTAGAATTGCCTATCCATCAAACTACGTACTAATGAAAGTTCCATGTTGGTTCTCCTTTGGGGTTAGTTTATTTAAATTTATTATATCCTGTTTCTTTCTATATTTTATATCATCTTCTAATTTAAGAACACGTACATCTTTAACGTGCCCTCGTAATTCTTTAGCAAAAGATAGTGTCTTAGGTAACGCATCGGGGTCTAATGCTATGATGGCTGTTGAGAATTGTGATATATACTTCTTATGTATTTCGGTAAGAGATGTACCCAACACAGCCACCCCGACATATACATCACTACCTATAATTGCAGCACTAACACAATCCTCAACAACTACTGCCACCTTACCACATCCGAAAGAAAAAGGCAACCCTGAATTTCCATATTTCTTCCATTTAGGTAATTTATTTTTGAGTGACCTACCTATAGCATCAACTAGGATGTCATTATTATAGATAGGAAATACAACACGATGCTCCTTCACATCATAATGTATGTCTAAGTCTACAGGGTCTAGTGACCACTCATTACACCACCTAACAACGTCAGGTGTATTCTTTCTGTCCACAACATACTCAGGCAATATAAATGCTTCTGTTTTATTATACAATAAACCTTCATTAAATGTGTGCTTAATATCATCAATGGATAAATGTACACGTTTCTTTCCACTAATGCTACAAGAAACTTTATAACAGTTCCACAGTAAAGCACCCATATTATTTGTCACAGTAAAAGTTTTATATCCATTACAGTTAGGACAATCCATTCTACGTGTTTCACCTGTAGGTATATCTAAGTTGTATAAATAATCTAGCATTATATATGTCTTTCATTATATATGTTATAATATATATTATATATGTTTGGGCAATGACAATGTTCTTTTATCACGAATTTAAACATCTGTCAACTGTTTTCTTTGATTTAATGCTAAATTAGCACTTTTATATGTATTCTTCATGTATGGTTTCACACTCTGTGGATTAGAATGTCCTGTGACAGACATAATATTACCCATAGATACACCAGCATCTACCATTTCAACAGTTCCTGTACGTCTTAGGTCGGATAAACGTAGGTCATCAGGTAGGTTAGCTTCCCTCATAACCCTTTTAGCCACCTTAGGAAGCCTGTAAAGAGAATAAGGTTGATAGACACCCTTCTTTGGCTTTATATGAGGTGCTACATATTCTTGAAACCCAAAATCTTCTTTCTGTTGTACAAGCATTTCACCTAGACTGTCACCTATAGGTAAAAATACTTCTGCCCTACGTTTAGATTGTTCTACGTGCATCCTCTGTTCTTCTAAATCTAAGTTAGACCATTTTAATAAACGCATATCACCTAATCTTTGACACCAATCATAAGCCATGTGTGCTATAAGACCTATACTACGTGTTTTAAAATTAGAGTAAGCTGCATCTAAGAAGTCTGTTACATTCTCCTTTGTCCATATTGTTTTTCGCCTTTGTGGTATTCTTTTCTTTACAGACACAAAAGGATTTTTGTTTATTTTTTCCATTCCTATAGCATAATTAAATACTATTCTAGAAACAGACATGACATGATTAGCGAGATGTATTCCACGATCACACCAATCATTATAACCATTTTTAGCTATCAGAGTTGTTAAATTATCTATAGGTATATCACCTAATCTTTTATCTAAATCAGGCAACCTTGTGTTCAAGAGTACGTTAAGAAAGTATTGATATTGTTGTTTAGTTTCATCACGTAAACCCTTGAACTCAAAGGATAAATAATACTCTTTCACTAAATTTTTAAGAGTAATAGTTGCCATAATTATGCTGCAACTAATTGTTTAAATTGTGGTGAAGACACCCATTTAGAAACTTCCTGCTCTCTAGCCCACATAGATTGAGAAGCTGTATCTTTACCTGTATTACGTAAGTTAAACCCATTACGTTCATCTGCATAAGATGCATAGTTAGTAAAAGCACTATATAAAGAAAATACATTTTTACCTCGCTTACTAATCTCTTGTTGTACAAGAGGAAACATTTTCTCTGCTTTCCTATCGGATTTTATGATAGCTTCTAGTAACTGTTTCATATTTAAGGTTTGCTCAATAGGTGTTCTAGCCCATTTTTGTAACTGTTCAGCTTGTTCATAGAAATCAGCACTACTTTTATTAAGCTCTTGTATAAACCTATCCATACAGAAGTTAGATGTATTCTTACGTCTTACTGTATCATAATCTCCTCTAATCATTCCATTAGTACAGAAGAAATCTATAGCACCAAAGAATACTTGATTAGAACATGAACCATCTATACCATGTAAGGCAATAAGACGT